TGGTGGCTCTACCAACTCCGTTGACTACTTCCAATACATCAACGCAGATAAATTTATTACTCAGGGTGGAACATCCTCTCAATTTGTTAAGGGTGATGGCTCTCTTGATTCCACAGTTAATGCTGCTACTGCAACAAATGTGGCTGCTTCGGGTATTACTGGCGCAACTCTTGCTTCAAATGTCACCGCTTCATCTTTAACTTCCTTTGGATCTAACGCTACTTTAACTGGCAAACTTATTGAAACAATATCAGTATTAACTGGGCCAGCTACCAATACAACTTTAACATTAGATACTTCCGCAGGAACTACCTTTACAGTAACTTTTGGCGCAGCAAACATTTCTGGACTCCTTCTTACAAATATTCCTAACGGGTCTACTACTATTACTCTCATACTAAAACAGGACGGCGTTGGCGGTAGAACTATTAGTTGGGGTGGAACTCAAGTTAATGGATCTGCAACTAATGCAACTCCTAAATGGTCTAATGGAACCGCCCCAACATTGTCGACTGCTGCTAATGCGGTAGACATTATTACATTGGTAGTTAATAGAACATCTGGATCAACAGACAACGTTTACGGATTCCTTGCAGGTAAGGCATTTTCTTAATGTCTAGAAAAGGGCTCATGTCTCGTGTCGTTCAGTACCATGTATTAAATACAGCTGGTTCAGGTACTTGGACAGTACCCGAAACTCTTGCTGGAAATCTAGAGGTATACGTTATTGGCGGCGGAGGCGGAGGCGGTAACGGTTATTTTAGAGCTACACCAACGTCAACTAGAGGGAACTATTCAGGTCCTGGCGGAGGAGCGGGCGGTATTATTTACCATGCTTCATATGCTGCAACTCCTGGAGGCACTATTTCATATACGGTAGGTGCTGGCGGATCTGGGGTTAGTCTAACAAAGGGTGGAGATAGTATTTTTGGTTCAATAACTGCCTATGGTGGAGGTACCCAATCAACCGCTAATGGGGGTTCTGGTGCAGGTGGTTGGTATGATAACGAACCTGTTTCTGGATCAACACTATATGCTGCTGGTACGGCAAATGCAGGCACTGGACCTACTAGTTTTGTAGGGTATGCATTTGCTGGTGGATCAGCAACTGCAAACTCTAACTCTGCAGCAGGTGGTGGTGGCGCTAGTGCATCAGGAACTATTAGAAACGGCGGTGACGGCAGGTCCTTGACTTGGGCCGACGGTTCTACGCAAATAATTTGGCCAAGTGATCCTACATTTACTAACCTTGGAACCTATGCCGGAGGCGGTGGAGCAGGCGCAAATACTGGATCGGCAGGTACCGGAGGTACTGGCGGGGGAGGTAATGGAGCTTTAGGAGCCGTTAATGGATCTGCGGCAACATCTTACGGTAGTGGTGGAGGAGGCGGAGGCACTCCAACAGCAAACGGTAGCTTTACAAGCGGTGGAAATGGCTACCGTGGTATTATTATTATTAAGTATTGGTCGGAAGGAAAATAAAATGGCATGTCGAACAGGTTGTCCAACCCAAGATTGTGATTCTTACGCAGACTGTTGCAAAGGAATTATGGTAGACCGCACTAGCCTTCAGGTTAAAGGCTGAAAATTAGGCCCAAATCGGGTACCGTTTATTTAGACTCTTAAGGAAAGGCCCATTTAATGGCTACAACATATAAAGTATTAGGCCAAGTAGCTCCAGCAGTAGGTACTTGGAGCCTTTTATACACGGCTCCATCTGCAGGAACTGCGGTTGCATCTACCCTTACGGTGTGTAATCAGTCTACAACTGCTGGTACTTATAGCATTGCTGTATTAGTTAATACCGGTGCAAACACTACGTACACCCCTTCAAACGTTAAGCAGTACATTACATACTCTGCAACTATTGACCCAAATACCACAACTTCTTTTACCCTAGGTCTAGCATTAGACGCCTATGATCAGATCGTAGTTCTTAGTGGAACCTCTGGAACGGTCTTGTCATTTAATGGCTTCGGTCTGGAAGTATCGTGAGCGTAAGAATAAACGGGGAATCCTCGTCCAATCCTGCTTGGAAAGACTGGACTCCAATTGTTGCTACAGACTTTGTGGCTTCTGCTAACTTAGTTATTGGTGACGCTAGATATTCTCAAGTTGGTAAAACTGTTAGATTTAAACTTTCTATATCTCTTACTTGGGACTCAAGTGGAATTACGGTTGGAACTAATCCACTTAGATTTAGTTTGCCTGTAAAGGCTAAGTTAGATACTTTTGGAAGTGTTTCTCCTATTGGTCAAGTAACTATGAATTTGAGTACTTCTGTAGCTCCGGATGGTTACACAAGCCTTTCCAGATCTAATATTTTTACTGGAATTGCGGTATTAAATACAACGAATGGGTACACTGCTGGAGGAATTTCATCTACTTTATCTACAGCAACCGTTCAAATTTTAAGAACTACAACCTACAATAGCGTCACATACTCAACCAGATCTAACTTTACTTCATTACTAATGCCAAACAGTAACTCTAATATTGCTATTGGGGATACCTGGGTTATTACCGGTACTTACGAAGCTGCTTAGGAGCTTAAATGAAAGCTGCAGAACCTGCCGGAAGATTTGATATGGATTTTGAACGTAATTCAATCCTATCCGGTATTACTGAAGATCTAAGACGACCAGTAGGTCAGACTGTTCAATGGTGGCGTTGGGATAAAGTAACTACCGGTGTTGATGATGTATACGACGTTGGTTCTAATGCTCTAGGTCGTAAATGGTTTGCCGGTTTTGATGTTCCCTGCGTTACCGCTGTTATCTATCAGGGAGCTACTCTTCAAGATGAGAGAGGCTTTTACAATACTGACGTTTTAAGGGTTACCCTTAATATGGCAGATGTAGAAAAACTATTCCCTACAATGCCTACCTCTCCGGATGACTTCTTGAGAGATCGTATTGTATTTAGAAATGAAGTTTTTAGGCCTACACACTTCTACCCACGTGGTTTAATTACAGATAAGTACACCTTGTTTACGTTGGACGCTTCTCAGATCAATCCTGAAGAACTTGTCAACGACAGACAATTTAGTCAATATTCAGCTTAGGAGAGCAAATATGAACCCAGAAACCGCTCAAATTAATGGCGAAAAACACGTAGCTTATAAAGCTAAAGACGGTGACATTCACGTCAACCACCCAAATAAAAAGTCAGGAAAATACAAGGATATAGACCTAACTAAGAAATCTGGTGGTAAGATTAAAACTACCCAACAGGGTATCAAAGCTGCCAAAAGCTGGCACAGAAAGAATGGTTAAGAAATAATGGCAATTTCAGTAGATCCAACAACCGGAGCTATTAGTGGCTCTGAAAGCAAGCCTGGCGTAGCGTTACCTGCTATTACTGGTGCTCTTAAAGTTCTTAATGCTTCAACCCCAGTTATTATTACTACTGCTGGTTCAGAAGCTTACAACACCGTTACTGTGACTGTTCAGAATGTTGACGGTTCAGCTACCGTATATTTGGGTGGATCAACCGTAACTTCTAGTGCTTATGGCTACAAACTAGCCGCAGGTGCTTCTTACACTCTTACAGATATCCCTGTAAATTCAGAGCTTTATGCTATCTCTTCAGGTGCATCAAGCGTAGCCGTACTAACAATTTCACGATAAGGACTATAAATATGTGTGCAACATGTGGTTGTATGAAGCCAAAAGATAAGCATGGACAAAAAACCTTAGCTGCTGCTAACAAGAAGTTTGCTAAGAAAAAGCCAGCTAAAAAAACTACTACAAAGAAAACAGGCAAAAAATAATGTGTAAAAAATGCAAAAAAGCTAAATGTGTATGTAAAAACAGCAAGTGCACCAACTGTGGAAAAGCAAACTGTTCTTGCAAAACTACAAAAGCTCCTGCTAAAAAAGCTGCTCCAAAAAAGAAATAGTTCACTAAGATTATTTATTAATTTAGTTGTACATTCATAGAGATACCGGATTTATCCGGAACCTGCTGAAGTACTGCCCTCAAGAAGAGGAAATTTGCGATGTTAATACTAGGTCAAAAAATAGCTCAGAAAGAAACTGAAGCTGACCGTAGAGAGTTCCTTCGAGGCGTGGCGGGCCTTGATAAATTCAACATTAAATCTTTAGCAGCAGGCTGGATCGGTGCCTCACTGCTAAAGGGTAAAAAGTGAACTCAGACTTATCCTCAGTAAACATCCCAGGTTTAGGTGCTAAGACTCCTTTTACAGTTCTTGCTGTAAAACGATCAGACATTATTGTTAATCAAACAGCAGCAAAAGCTACCGCCGCTTTACGTAGAAAAGCCCTTGTTGAATATCAATGGCCATCAAGCATTGGTCGCCAATTGTATATTATGCATGACGGCGGGTTTAACTTTTACATTACTTGGCCTGATGAGTTAGATCAAGAAGTATTAGACCTAGAGCTTACAGGAAGTAAAAAGTACCCTGCTGCCGGTCGTAATCTTATCCATAAGTTTGTTAATAATGACTTAACCAAAATGTTTAGCGGATATGAATCAGACATTGGCTGGGTCGTAGATCAGTTTGTGGTAGGAGTGTTTTAATGACTTTTATTATTAATGAAGATAAAGCTCTAAAAACCTTGCTAAAAGGAATCACGGTATCTGACGCTAAAAACTCTGCTCGCCCAGTGGGGGTATGGTTTGGTCAACCTGACGTTGAAATCCGTGAGCAGTCATACCCATACATAACTATTGATTTAGTAGATATTATGGAGGAAAAAGAGCGTAATAACCGGGGTATTACAACACTTCCGTATACTCCTGAAGGTGCTAATTCAAGCACTAAGTACAAAACTGAAACCCCAATACCTGTAGCTATTGACTATCAGGTTACTTCTTATGCCCGTCAGCCTTTGCATGATCGAGCTATTATTGCAGCACTTTTGACCAATATTCTCCCATTTAGGTTTGGGACACTAGAGATTCCGGAAGACAAGACTATTCGTAGGCTTGAGCTTCTTGGTTATACTAAAAGAGATATTACGGAGCAAGGCAAGCGCTTGTACGTAAATGTCTTTACAATAAGAGTTAGCTCCGAGATACTTCCAAGTATTCTTGTGGCAAAAGCACCAACAATAACATCAGTAAATTCAACCTTTACTAGTTATCTGAACACAAACGTACCTAATTCGTAGTACTAACTGGACCCCTCAGATTAACCCCTATTAGCTAAGGAGCTAAATTATGGCAAGTTACGGCCTCGGACGTCCGGGCGTATTTATTCAAGAAAACACAGTACAGCAAGACATTGCGACTAATGAGTCATCAAATGCTATTGCTGCATTTGTTGGGTATCTTAAAAAAGGTCCAACAACCCCTACCCTAATTACTTCATGGTCTGACTTTGTTAGACTATACGGAACATTAGATTTTGCAGTACCTACTAGTATTGCTGTTTACTTATTTTTTGCAAACGGCGGTCGCGATGCTTACGTCCGTCGTGTTGTAACATCAGCTGCTACAGCTGCATCCGTTACTTTAACTAATACCACCCCTGCAAACACCGTAAGCGTTACTGCTAAAAACGTAGGCGACTGGGGCAATCAGTACGCTGTAGAAGTCAACGGAACTGCAAGCAAGTTTGCACTCACGGTATACGGCCCACCTCTAAACAGTACTACTGCTTCACAAAGCAATCCAGTTGAACAGTTTACAGACCTTAGCATGACTAAGACTGATGCACGTTACTTTAAGGCAATTATTAATGCTACTTCAAGCTACATCACTGTAGATGACATTGGCGCTTCGACTGCTGCGGGAACTGTTCCAGCAAACGATGGTTTACACTCATTAACTGGTGGTGTTTCTAGCGGCACTGTTGCTCCTGCTGATTTTGTTGGAACAGGTAAAGTATTTGCAACCGGTGGTGCATCTAGCGCTGACTTTGACAGCATTTCTGTTCCATTGATCTTTAACCTTCCAGATGCAAGCTCAGCTAGCTGGGTTGAATCTTCAGTTGGATCTACTGTAAACAGTGTAATCAAGTATGTAGAAGCTCGTGGAGATGGCTTTGTTATTGTTGATGCTCTATCAACAAACACAACTGCTGCAAATGCAATTAGCTTTGCGGGCTCTCTATCAACTGTTTCCTCCATTGATGGTGGACAGTCAGCTATGTACTTCCCATGGGTAACCATCCCAGATACAAGCAAGGCTATTCGTGGAATTACTGCAACAGTAGCTCCTGGTGGCGCTATTGCGGGTATTTACCAGCAGACAGATGCTTCTCGAGGCGTGTTTAAGTCTCCAGCAGGTTACTCTACTCGTCTTACCGGCGTAGTTGGCTTAGCAACAACCCTTTCTAATACTGATCTAGATACCCTTAATCAGGGCCTTGCTTATGGAGGTACCGGAGCTGCTTACCCAGTAAATGCTCTTAAGGTAACCCCAGGAGCAGGTATCTGTGTTATGGGAGCTCGCACACTAAGCACAACTTCAGCTAACCGCTACATCAGCGTTCGTCGTAGTTTAATCTATTTAAAGAAAGAACTAACGGACCGTACCAACTTTGCCGTATTTGAGAATAACGATGCGTTGCTTTGGAATAAGATTACTTCTTCTGTAGCAAACTTCCTAAACATTTACTGGCAAAGCGGTGGTTTGCGCGGATCTTCACCAGATCAGGCTTTCTTTGTAAAGTGTGACTCAACCACAAACTCTGATGCGGACATTGCAAATGGCCGTGTTAATGTTCAAGTCGGCGTTGCTCTAGAGTACCCGGCAGAATTCGTACTAATCACTATCGGCCAGATCACCGGCGACGCGACGGTTTAAGGAGAAAATAGAAAATGGCTAGCCCAACAATTAACCCATTCAGTAGCGTAGCTACCGATCCAATTCGTAACTTTAGGTTCTTGGTGGAATTCCTTCCCCATGATACCAAGAGTTCTGCTGCTGTAGATTTCCAGAAAACCATTGGCTTTACCAATGCTTCAGGTTTTGGTATCTCTGTAGCTCCTATTGCATACCGTGAAGGTGGGTACAACACCGCAGTTCACTACTTGCCAGGCCAGACTAGCTTTGAGCCAGTCAGCTTTACAAGAGGAACTATTCTTGGTAGCAACCAGAATCACCAATGGATGCGCCAGCTATTTGCTGTGGTCTCAGGCCGCACAAATGCAGGTGTAGGCCATGATTTCCGCTGCAACATTGATGTATCGGTAATCAGCCATCCAAACCCAGCTAACACAAAGACAAGTGCCGGCGGACGTGCTACAAACCCTTACGACTTGCACGTATCAATGCGCTTTAGATTGTACAATGCTTGGATTTCAAGCCTGGTATATGGTGATTTGAACTCAGGTGGCGAAGGCCTTATGGTTGAAGGTATGACTGTTGTCCATGAAGGCTTCGATGTCAACTACGCACCTGATTACGCCACAACCGCAGCTAAATTCAAAATTTAATACCTACTACTAGAGGGAATATAAAATGACACAAGATATGAACACAATTAGTGCAGAAGAAAACCCAGAGCTCGCGCAACAACTAATCGCGGCAGCCCTATCTATTCCTACGGAAGAGGAAGGGTCACCAGAACCGGTAGAAGAAACTTCATCGGCTAAGGTGGTCCTTCCTCCTTCTGGAGATATAGAGCTGTTAGCAGGTTTGTACGATCCATTTACTGGAACAACTACAAACAATGCAGAGATTAGGGAGCTCAACGGTGATGATGAAGAGGCACTCTCAAAGATCAAAGATTACGGTCGTAGTCTCTTAGCAATTTTGCAACGAGGTACCGTAAAGATTGGCGATAAGCCTTGCACCCCAGATGTATTGGACTCACTCCTTTCCGGAGATCGCGAATACCTCATTATGAAGATTCGTGTGGCAACTTTTGGATCAAATATTGATCTTGAAGGTCTTTGCCCACACTGTGAAGTTCAGCAGACCTTTGCAATTGATCTTAATGAGGATGTTAAACTAGATCGCCTAAAAGAACCACAAGTTCGTACATTTAAAGTAGATTGCAAGATCGGTGAAGTAACTTTTGAACTTCCTAACGGAGCGGTGCAAAAGAAACTAATCACAACTGCAGATAAAACATCCGCTGAACTAGATAGTATTCTTCTTAAAGAGTGCATCTCAGCTATCAACGGATCACCAATTCTAGATCCTAATCAGGTTCGTAAGATTGGAATGCAGGATCGACGCACAATCTTAAAAGCAATCATAGATAACAACCCTGGTCCTGACCTAAGCTCTATCTCTAAGAATTGCTTAGATTGCGGGCTGGAGGTCCCGATTCCGCTTACCCTAGCGGATTTGTTTCGACTTTAGGCCAGAGGTCTACCAGTACTTAGTTGAATCTTACGAGGTTATTAGCTCAGTATTTACTGGTTGGACGTTGACTGAAATAAAGGCGTTAACGCATAGAGAACGTATGATGTGGCTTAAACGAGCAGCATTAAGAGTAACTAGAGGAGACATTCGTGGCATCACCTACTGATGGTCTTCTACCTCCAACCGGAGGTGGACCTAAGAGTAACTACTCTAGTAAAAAAGTTCTGCAAGAAATTAACGCCGAAACATTGAAGTGGAAGAAAAACCTCCTTGATGTAGAAAAGACCATGCAGCGTATTTATTCTACGTGGTCAAAGATGTATGGTGGCAAGGGCAAAGTAGGCGCAGCAGGCGCTAGTAGCTCTGGAGGAGGCCCTGGAGGCTTTGAGGGCCTCGCTATGCCATCAGTTGGTGGAGGAGCCGGAGCTTCTATCGCTAATGTAGGAGTTCCTGGATTTAATCCGCACGCTGGTGGCGGCTTGGGCATGGATATTAAAGCTACGTCTGACCAGATTATGGCTCGGATGGAGCAGTTTAAAGTTCCAAGAACTAAGCTTGATTATGGACTTTCTGTAGCAAGCGGCGTTCTAAAAGTTGGCGCTGTTGGCTACGGCATGATGCCTAATACTATGGACGCTGTAAATCAGAGACTTATGTCTCAAGGCGTTGCTACCATGACTGGTCAGAATTACCAGACTCTTATTAATCAAAGTAATGCTCTTGGTGGTAC